GACTACTCAAAGCTGCGGGGGAAGGCGGCGACGATTGGGAGGTTATTCGGTACCCCGCTATCGCAGAAGAACCAGAAGAGTTCCGCGAAGCTGGCGAGGCGTTGCACCCAGAGCGCTACAATGTTGAAGCGCTACAACGTATTCAGAAAGCAGTCGGGCCTAGAGACTGGTCCGCGCTGTATCAACAGAACCCAGTTGCGGATGACGGTGACTACTTCACCCGCGACATGATTCGTTACTACGACCCTGAAGAGGTCGACCTTGACGCCATGCGTTACTACGCCGCGTGGGACTTGGCGATCGGCAAGCGTGACCGCAACGACTACTCAGTCGGTATGGTCATCGGGGTGAACGAGTACGACCAGCTATTTGTAATGGACGTGGTGCGTGGCCGCTTCGACGGCTTCGAACTCGTGGAGCAGATCCTCGACCTCTACGAGACGTGGCGTCCATCCATCATCGGCATCGAGAAAGGGCACATTGAGATGGCCCTTGGTCCGTTCCTAGAGAAACGCGTTCGAGAGCGCGGACTGTACGAAGCCTATTTCAAAGACCTCAAGACGGGGCGACGGGACAAGGAAGCCCGTGCTAGAGCGATTCAAGGTCGAATGCAGCAGGGGATGGTGTACCTACCCCGCGATGAGCTGTTCACCGGCCCCCTTGTCGCAGAACTTTTACGTTTTCCGAACGGGGTGCATGACGACCAAGTCGACGCCCTCGCGTGGTTAGGTTTGATGATGACGGAGTTCGCTACTTACCAAGCACCTGCCGTAGTCCGTGAACCATCTTGGCGGGATCGTCTTAATCACCTCATGAAACCTGAACGCAATAAATCTGCGATGAGTGCATAAATATGGCAATTTACAAGAGCAAAAAGCGGATAAGCCCCGGCGAAGAAGCGGAGATAGCTTCAGCCCAGTGGGACCGCTACGTCCGTGCTCGCGACAACGGACACCTTGAGTACATTGATAACGCCAAGAGGTGTGACGCGTTCTATCGTGGTGATCAGTGGGATCAATCTGATCTTGCCGCACTCGAAGCAGAAGGCCGCCCTGCCCTAACCATTAATACGATTCTGCCTACGGTGAACACGGTCCTTGGAGAACAGTCCACGCGCCGTGCAGACGTGCAGTTCAAACCACGTCGAGGGGGTGAGGCAGAAGTTGCACACACCTTGACCAAGCTGTACATGCAGATCGCTGACAACAACAAGCTCGATTGGGTCGAGCAGCAAGTGTTTAGCGACGGGCTCATCCTTGATGGGCGCGGATACTTCGACGTTCGCATGGACTTTTCCGATCACGTGGAAGGTGAAATACGAATCACGGCTAAAGATCCACTAGACATTCTCATCGACCCCGATGCAAAAGACTCGAACCCCGATACGTGGAACGAGGTCTTTGAGACTAAGTGGATGACTCTCGATGAGATCGAGGAGCTTTATGGAAAGAAGAAAGCAGAGCAGCTGCGGTTTATTGCAGAGAATGGCGCTGGAATGGGACGCGACTCCATTGAGTACGAAGAGAATAGGTTTGGTGACCTCTCTTCTACTGATGACTATCTGGGTGCTGGTATTCCCGGAGATGATGAGTATCGCAATGTTCGGGCTCTTAGGGTTATTGAGCGACAGCATCGTCGCATGCATCGGGTTGACTGCTTTGTAGACCCAGACACAGGAGACCAGCGCGATGTTCCAGAGACATTCTCAGACGCAAAGGCTAAGAAGTTCGCTAAGCAGTATGGGCTCGACATCATCTCTAAGGTTAAGCGGAAGGTTCGTTGGACCGTTACTTGCGATCAGGTGGTGCTACACGACGATTGGAGCCCTTATAACGGTTTCACTCTCGTTCCTTATTTTTCTTATTTTCGGCGCGGTCGCCCTTTCGGCATGGTGCGCAACCTCCTTAGTCCGCAAGAGCAACTCAATAAGATTGCGAGTCAAGAACTACATATCGTAAACACCACCGCTAACAGCGGATGGGTCGTGGAGAGTGGATCACTAGTCGGTATGACGGCTGACGATCTAGAGGAGCACGGCGCAGAAACAGGACTCGTGCTTGAGTACAACCGTGGTTCGCAACCACCATCCAAGATTCAGCCCAACCAGATCCCCACGGGCCTCGACCGCATTAGCCAGAAGGCAGCGGCGAACATCAAGGCGATCTCAGGTATCAATGACTCGATGCTCGGGTCTGACAGTGCAGAGGTTTCAGGCGTAGCTATTCAGGCTAAGCAGAACCGTGGCGTCATCATGATTCAGGTGCCGCTGGATAACCTGCGTAAGGCTCGCCACTATCTGGCCGAGAAGGTGCTGGATCTTATCCAGAGCTTCTACACAGAAGAGCGCATCATCATGATCACCAATGAGGATGACCCGCTTCAGCCACGCGAGCCAATGGTCATTAACGAGATGACCCCTGAAGGACGAATCGTTAATGACCTAACACTAGGCGAGTACGACGTAGTCATATCCACGGCTCCGGCTCGTGATTCGTTCGACGAGGTTCAGTTTGCAGAGGCGCTTCAGCTACGTCAGGTCGGCGTCGCAGTACCAGATGATGCCATTGTCGAGTACTCACACCTTGCCAAGAAGGGCGAGCTGGCCAAGCGTATCCGCATGATGACAGGTGTGGAGCAGTCGCCAGAGCAGCAAGAAATTGCTGCAATGCAGCAGCAGATGGCTATGCAGACGCTGCAGCTTGAAATCGCCAAGCTCGAAGCTGAAGTACGCAAGCTCCAGTCCGAGGCGGCGGTCAACATCGCCAAGGTACAAGACACAGCCGAGGTTCAGCCTCAGATGCGTATGACGGAGTTGCAAGCGCAGCTTGAGATGAAGAACCGCGAGCTTGATCTACGTCGTGAGTTGTCTGACCTCACCAACGAAACACGCAGATCACAGCAGGAGACTGCTGCTGCGACCCGAATTGCTGCTACAGCAATGCAAACCGCTGCAAAACAGCAGCAACCGCAACAGGTGAACATACCGAATATGCGGAACCCTAGGAATCAATAGGAGATTGAGAGATGTCTGACGAAGATCAAAAGGACAGAATAGAGTTTGACCGCATGCCGGGGTCAGACGCACCCGAAGAACCAGCTGCGGAATCGCTGGATTTGAATTTTGGACTGGGCGAAGAGCCCGTAGAGGAACCAGATGATGTTGAAGAAGTGGTCGCGGAGGCTGAAGAAGCTCCGGTTGAAGCTGTTGAGGAGGCTGAAGAGCCTGTCGGAGAAGATGATTCTCCTAGTCTCGGGGATCAAACGCCGATAACAGAGGCTGAAGAGACTGTTGCGGAAGAGCCAAAGCGCCACATGGTCCCTAAATCACGCCTCGACGAGGTGTTGGCCAAGCAAAAAGCGCTCGAAAAGCAGCTGGATGATCTCCGTGCGCAGAAACAAGAGCCCGGAGAAGCACCAGAAGCCTACGATTTCGACGCAAAAGAGGTCGAATACCAGAATTTGGTCCTCGATGGCGAGGCTCAGAAGGCCGCAGCACTTCGAAAAGAGATCCGAGCCGCCGAAAGAGCCCAGCTTGAGTACGAAATTAGTTCAAAAATCGGCGAATCCGTGTCTCAAAGCCAGCAAGCTACCGCTTTGCAGCAGGCTGCATCGGAATTAGAGAACAATTTCCCGGTTTTTGACAGAAATTCCGATCAATACAACGAAGGCTACACGCAAGAGGTTATTGATTTGCGCGACGCCTTCATTATGAAGGGCGAAAACGCCGTCGCGGCGTTGACAAAAGCTGCAAAATTCGTGCTTCGCGAGTATGACTTGGTCGACATGGGCGAATCTGCGCCTGCTCCGTCGCTTTCTGGCGAAACTGCACCCCGTGTAGACGAAGTAGCCAAGAAAAGAGCGGAAGTTAGCCGAAAACTTAAGGCCGCAGAAGCACAACCACCCGAAATGCCGGGCGAATCGTCCTCTGCGCGTGGCGAAAAGCCCTTAGACATCGCTTCCATGACGGAAGATGAGTTCAACGCACTGCCGGAAGCAACGCTGAAACGATTACGCGGAGACCTCCTGTAATGCCAGCGAAAAAAGACCCCAAGTTAGCGCGTGCGGGTGTAAGCGGCTACAACAAGCCAAAGCGAACACCCAGTCACCCTACTAAAAAGTTTGTTGTTGTCGCTAAACAAGGCAACCAGACGAAGTTGATACGTTTTGGCGATGCCAAAATGACTATCAAAAAAAGTCAGCCCGGACGACGCAAGTCGTTCAGGGCTCGTCACAAATGTGACACTAGCCCACCCAGCAAACTAACTGCACGGTATTGGTCGTGTAAGAAGTGGTAAGGAGATAGCTATGTTTAAGCCATGCGCAAGTTGCCCAACCAAAGCCGCCTGTAAAAAGGCGCGTAAGTGCAAGAAAAAGGCGAAAGCACCAGTCCGCAGAAGCCGGGGTTACTGATATGCATAACGGCAAGCCATGCAGCTGCGGCAAAAGCAGCAAAAAGAAGTCAAAGAAAAAATCCACAACTCGACGAAAGAAGAGGTATTGAGATGATTCCTGTACAGCTAAAACAAGCTTTTAAGTCACGCACTGTGCAGTACGGCGTAGCCATCGCGGTCCTCTCAGTCTTGCAGGGTTTTGTTGGGTTTTTACCGGCTAACCCAGCATTACAAGCCCTGATTGGGTGCTGTATTGCAGCGACAATCATCGTTCTGCGGTTTATGACGACCCAGCCAGTGAGCGAAAAGTGATGTATCAAATGATATGTCCCGCAGGGACTTACACAGAGGATAGCTTTTCTAAGCTTGTCTTTGCTGTTGTTAAGCATCGGTTAAAGCACTTTTTCAAAGGTGAAGGGTTCCAAGACTAATGCCAGCTAAAAAGCGGAAAAAAGCTAGCGACGCATGCGCCAAAAAGGTCAAAGCCCGTTACAAGGTCTGGCCTTCGGCGTACGCCTCTGGTGCAGTCGCCAAATGTCGCAAGGTAGGCGCTAAGAACTGGGGTAACAAAAGTGGCCGTAAGAAAAAGTAAAAAGGGCGCTGCCCTTAAGAAGTGGTTCAAAGAAG